CACCATCAATATCAACGACATCTAAGTTAGTTGTGCCGTCTACGTCTATGTCACCTGAGATATCTAAGGATGCACCTGTAAGAACTCCTGCAACTGTAAGTGTAGAGGCCATATCAACAGCGCCGTCGATATCTACCACGTCTAGGTTAGTTACACCGTCTACGTCTATGTCACCTGAGATGTCTAAGGATGCACCTGTAAGAACTCCTGCGACTGTAAGTGTAGAGGCCATATCAACAGCACCATCAATGTCCACGACATCCAAGTTAGTTACACCGTCTACGTCTATGTTACCTGAGATGTCTAAGGAAGCAGCTATAATCTCACCGCTAGCGTTTATCGCACCGTTAATGTCTATTGTAGTAGCGGCTATTTGTATTTCAGTATCGGCAACTATGTCTAACTGACCATCTGCCGATGAGTTGATGAATATACCGGTGTCACGAAATTGTATCTTTTGGTCTGTAGCTGTAGTGTTTCCGTTAGCTAAAACTTCAGTTAGTGTGTCTACTGTTCCAACTTGGCTATCTACGTATGCTTTAATAGATTGCTGCGTCGCTAACGCTGTAGCGCTGTTTCCTGACATATTGTCTTGGTCGAGAATGTCTGTAATAGCAACTGAACCTGTACCTGATAGACTATTAAACTCTACTGCAGCTAAGTCAGTGTTACCCGCAGCAGTGAGTGTGCCGCTAACATCTAAGTTAGCATTAACATCTACCAGTGTAGCGTTAAGCTCAATCTCATCTGTAGCATTAATATCCAGTGTGGTGGCATTAGGTGCATTAATAAACTGAGACGCATCGTTAAACTGAAGTGCCATCGTGCTGTTTAACAACAGACCCGTGTTGTGTACGTGAGTCAGTGTTACGTCTTTATCTGCTCCGAGACCTAAAACTGCTCCATCAGACTGCATTGTTATATCGTCATCTACAAACAGATCAGGTACTGCTAAGTCTTGCATAAGGTCAAATACAGCCCCTGCACCCCCCACCCCATTAGTACCGATTATCTTAACTTGCCCAGCAAGCACTGCTACGTTGGCTCCAGAACCTTGAGAGAACGTCAGTGTGTGAGATGTTGTATTTTCTACCATCCAGACTTTAGATACAGTGTTAGGAGCAAGAGTTACCGTACAAGCTTGGCCACCACCAGTTAACTTTAAGTACAGTGACCGCGCTTCATCCGCCACTCCATCTGCTAATGTTATTGTATGTGCCGACGCGTTAGGTACTGCTTCTCCGGTAGCGCTATACCCAAATGATTGTGCAACCAACTCAAGGTTTGTGTTTGTTGTTACTCCCCAAGTACCAGACTGTTCACCTGTTCCTATTTCTTGGAGCCTAAGATCATTTTCGTATGTGCTTGCCATGTTATAAACCTTTATCCGATTCGAATTATAGCGGTAGAAGCCGCCGCTGCTGGGAATGTGACTGCGAATGTACTTGAGTTAGAAGACTTATCTGACCCAAAATCTAATACTGCTACTGCAGGGTTTGTCCCTCCAGCGGAGTATATCAACGCCCCCCGCGCAGTTAATGTTGAATTAGCCCACGTAGCGTCAGTAAAATCTACGTACGCAGTAGTTTCAGAAGTGGCAGTGGTAGGAGTTATTGCAACTCCACCTGCAGTGTAACCTGTACCGACTACTTCGTTTGTTGTTATATATGCAGTAGTTTCTGCGTTTAACGTTGCACTAGAGGTATACAACGCAATCTTAAACGTCTGACTGGTATCAGAGCTAAAGTCCATTGTACCGTCAAGCAACGCAAGTTTCGCGGAAGTACAGGTAAAATTACCAGTAAAAGCCATTAGTTCCCCCTGTTAACAGGTATACGCGTCTGCCCTGAGCGGTACGCATCTCTACGTAGTTTACCATTAGACAGCTCCATTAACAAGGTTACAGCTTGTAAGTAAAGTTTTTCGTAGTTCGTAATAATGTCTGGCTCACCCTTTTGGAAACGTATTGCTTCAATAAGAGCGCCATTAAGTAAAGCCGCACTGGCGTTATCACCGAGCCATGATGTACTTGCAGTTACAATAGACGGTGGGTAAGCGCCATAAACGTGTTCAAGTTCATAGTTAGAGTTTGGTGTTGGGACTAGCTCAATCTGCGTCGCGCTATATTCCGCATAAAACTTAGGTATTCCATAATGCGCACTTGTGTTAATCGGATACGCTTCACGTAAGAAATTAACATCCTTGTTTAACAAGTAAGTATACGTGCCATTGTTTATGATAGCTATACTGTATGTGTATAAGTAATCGTCGGGTAGCGTGTACAATTTGTTTGTGTTTGCTACTGGTCCGTCGTCTACTTTACGTAACGCTGGGATGTCTACCGTTTGTAACAGCTTCTCTTCCGCTTGCTGCGTAAACATAGCGAGTTGGTCAGCGGTGAAAGATGTTTCACATATATCTTCTATATTTGTTTTAAGCGAAGCGTAGTTCATTGATTACCCCATTGGCCCTCTTGCGAAAAGTCCGTTAATAGCAGCGCCTGTACCGCGTATCTTGGTTTCATTAACTTTACCGCCTGCAGCGTAGCCTTTTTTAGCCATACCACCTTTTTTAAAAACGCCACGACCTTTTAATACGTCAGCTTGTGTTACCTTACCATCTCCGGTCAGGTCAGTTAGTTTCTTAGCCATAATGCACCTCCTATGTAGTTGTTACAGTCACGTCGCCTATAGAGACTACCATTTCTAAGTTATTAGTGGTTAACTCGTAAACGTTATTCCCATCACCAACAGGGTTCCAACCCCATTGAATATTTCTACTACTACCATATCCTGCAAAATCAGGACGTGGATCACGTACTGCCTGTGGGTCGTTAACCGGAAATTCCCCTAGTTTGTTTTGGGGGTGGTCACCGTTCCAACACTCACGACAGGCTTTTATATTAGTATCTTTACCTTTTGTTACGATTTTACGCAACTCTTTTAGTTTGTAACGAAACCCACAGACGTCACATTCCGCTATTGTTTTTTTAGCAGAGGCAAATCTGTTTGTCATAGTTACACCACACTTATTCTAGGTACAAAACGAGCCGAGGTCTTCTCTCGGTCTTCTGAAGCTGCCATATCAAATTGTTCATCGTATACGGCCTTTAACATCTGCACACGATCTACCAACTCAGGAACCTTCATAGCAATATGGTACGCTAACCCTGCAACGAGGCACGGGTAGAACCGAAAGTTCATATCTGCAGTCTGCACACCGCTGCCTGCATCTTCAACGCGGCGCATACGCCAGTAGTACAACACGTAGTCATTATTGTCAGGTACAGGCCACACGTTAAAATGAGGCTGGTCACGTAAACGTTCGATAAATAACTGTATCGGACGGCCTCGTATTAACTTGTTAGGTATAGATGCGTAACTACTTACACTAATCCTGCTTATGGTAAGATCGGATTGTGTGCTAGCGTTACCACTGTTAGTACGTATTTGATGTTCTAGCAAATCAATAGTGTCCGCGGGTAATGGGTACCGTGTAGTGCCTTCTACTAAACTCACCGTGCCGGACTCAATCGTCCACATGTTTATACCGCGGTTCTGCCATTCAATTGTCATTAAGTTCATAGAACGTCTAGCTGTACGTAAATCGTATCCAGAACGCATTTCACGTCCAGCACGTTCCCACGCTTCTTCTGCAATCTCTGTGAACTCCATATTGAACGCTGTTGTGCCTGATGTAGTCATGGTTTAATCCTTTTACGTGTACAACGTCTTTTTCCGTCTATTTTCCGTTACCGCGCCACACCCTCGTGCTATATCACGTTTTCGCCTAGCTAGACCACCGGGAGAAAACTTTACCACTGCTGGCTTGGTATTCTTCACAACTGTCTTACCTTTAGCACCTGCACGTTTCTTCTTCTTAGCAGTGGCGGCACGTTGACCTTGGCTTAGACTGTTAGCTTTACTGCGCGGCAAGCAGCGATCAGGGTTCTTCTTATCTTTAGAAGTCCCGCACGCGCCTTTTATCTTACCGTCAGTACCAACCCTAACCCAGTCTTGGTCCCGCCACTTCTTCAGATCACCCATTACTTCTTCTTTCTAGGAGTGCGGACCATCTTTTTTAACGTACTAGCTTGCGCCGCATGTAGTTTAGAGGCTTTCTTTAAGCCTTTTACAACCTTTTTGACTTTCTTCCTGTTGCCGTTAGTCAACGTCATTTTTTCTTCCCCTTGCTACCTTTAGCATAGTTTGGGTCTTTGCAGTATTTAGACGCAGCCATATTGGCATAAGCGCTGGGGTAAGTATCAAAAGTGCGTTTTGCCCAAGATTTACCTTTTGCACATATCTTACCGCCAGACTTATAATACGTACGCATAGCTACCTCATCTTTGCTGGACGTACACCGCGCTGGGCAATACCTGCACCGCGTACTTTAGATTTGCCACCTTTAGCTTTGCCACCTTTAGCTTTGCCTTTTTTGGCTATACCGCCGCCAGCTTTCATCTTTTTAGTCATGCCACCTGCTGCGTAACCTTTTTTAGTCATGCCTCCAGCTTTCATCTTTTTGACATTGCCACCTTTTTTCATCATAGAAGGCATATTCATACGATCTTCTTCGCGGTTCTTTTTATCAATTACTGCATTAGACTCATCCATCAAACGCTTTTCTGTTGCCCTAGTCAGCTCGTTGTCGGGGCGTTGTCTTTTGCTGTCACCCGGCATTTGGGTTATAGATTTTTTATCCTTGAGCAGTTTATCCAGCGACGGCTTCGTCGGCATGCCACCTGCGGCAAACCCTTTTTTCTTCATGCCACCTGCGGCAAACCCTTTTTTCTTCATGCCACCTGCGGCAAACCCTTTTTTCTTCATCTTCATAGTTTTATTCCTTGTATAAGTTGTTAAACACGCGTTCCGTATCCCAAACATATCCTACGTCTTCTTTAGAATTGTAGGTGTGTTGGTTTGGTTTAAAGTCTGGAGCGCCTTGCCCTGTCTCAAACCATGCAGGGTGCGTTACACGAACCCGATTATTTGGTAATGCTACTATGTTACCTGTATACTCTCCAGCGTCTAATAATTCAAGTACGTGACTTTGCTTGTGCTGCGCTGGATCGTCTGCTACCTCATTATCCGTATAATCTACGGTAAATAGATACTTAGCAGGGTAAAACTCGCCGTCTACTTTAGCTATCCACGGAGCGGGTGAAGCTCGTTCTAGCTTATACACGGAGTGGTAATGAGACATACAGTCCCAAGGTTGTGCTAGGTAAGGTGGTAGTTCTGTAGGCCACTCCTCAAGGGGAGTATCTGCTACAAGGGCTGTAAGGGGCATTCTAGCCCACATAGCTCCACCGTGAACGTTAGCGTCTTCTGTGTCATCGTTCTCACAGCCGGTAAATATAACTTGAAAACTAAGTGTTCTATTAGGCATCGTGGTGACACCAATAACCATACAGTGTAAGAACTCACCATGATATTCCTCAAGGTTCTTAGTGTATTCTCTACGTACCCACGCTTTAAAGTATGGTATGCTACTTGTTAGATATGGCATTACTTTTTAACTTCCTTCTTACGTTTTTTAGCTGCAACCTTTTTTCGTTTTTGAGACAGCTTAGACGGAGGGTTTTGTATTTGCTTGTTCATCTGTGCGCGTCCAATAGCCATTTAACAATTCCACTTCCGTAAGCTCTTGTTTATGCGACTATCTGGATCGTTAGCCGTCTTGGAACTCGTATTCTTTTTCTTCATACCCGACATACGGGCGCAAAAAGATTTACGGCGGTTAGCAGCCTTGGAGCCTTTTTTGAGTTGGCTGGGCTTTTTAGTAACCGCAGTCTTTAATTTGCTTCCGGGGTTAGCCTTGCGATAGCTAGCAACACCTTTGGCGTTAAGGCCACCGGATTCGCTTTTCCCCGCTTTGCGAGTCCAAGCAGGAGACTTTTTTGCAGAGCCTCCTGATTTGTAGTATTTACGCATAGAAGAACACCCCTCCAAATTTAGCAGTGATAGAACACCATCAAATTTATAGTGCCTACAATAAACGTAACAAAACAACCATTTTTAAACAGTACACCATCATCTGGAATAAACGGGTCATCCGGAGTGTTAGCTGTCCCAATAGATCGAAACTGTATAAATTCAGTACCCGTGGCACCGCCGTCTCTAAGGTTAGCTTTACCAGCGGTTCCTCCAGAAACAAAAGAAAATCCTTGCAATCGAGTTCTGTCTGCAAAAATTACACCCAGCGCATTGTTATTAATACCCGCAGATACGTTTCCCGCAGGATTACCAACAGCGGTAATGCTTAAAATAGTCTTAAAATAACCAGCGCTTGTTGCTGTTCCAGCGTTAGCTCCCGTGACATTCTCTGTAAGAGATGCACCGTTTACATCCGTACCAACTACATTAAATGATTTACTTGAATCATTGCCTGCTGATAATATTGTTACTTGTCTTCCAGAAGCGTTAGTAACGCTACCTCCAGCGGCTAATGCTCCGCCAATTGTCAGAGCGGCATTGTTGCCCACTCCAGCAGCAACTGAAATGCCGTCTGCGTCTAAAGCCACTTCATCACTGATTATGACTGGTATTACGTCTGATCCTGCCATTTTGGCCTCCTATAAGAAAAGAGGGGGAACCAAAGCTCCCTCCCAATTGTTTATGCGATTTGCACATACTCAATAATAAATGTAAACGAACCTGCTGTTGTAGCATTCACAGTGTTAGTGATATTACAAAAAATATTTCTTGCAGCGGCTGTATATTGAACAGAGGCCGGGGCTGTTGTTCCATCCTGTGTCTGCACAA